AGGGTGCAGGGAATTAGGGTTCCGATAGCGTATGGTCCAAAAGAAAAGTTCCTAGCTAGATTAAATCAAGATCCAGGATTAGATCGACAAGTAGCAACTCAGTTGCCTAGGATGTCTTTCGAGATAACCGATATGTCGTATTCTCCTACAAGAACGCTTAATAAACTACAAAGAAATACTAACCTTAATGGCGGTAGTAATAATACCCTGCGTTCGCAATTTACACCTGTTCCTTATGATATAAGTATTACATTATCAGCTATGTTTTCAAATAATGAAGATGCGGTTCAGGTTGTTGAGCAAATCCTACCATACTTTAGACCAGAATTCACACATAGCGTTAAGTTGGTACCTGAATTAGATCAATACTACGATATTCCAACAGTGCTTCAAGGAATGACTATTGAAGATACATATGAGGCTGACTTCCAGACTCGCAGAGCTATTATATACTCTTTTAACTTTGTCGTTAAGGGTTATATCTTCGGTCCAGTTTCTAATAAAGGTACTATTAAAAGAACAATCGTTGACTTCAATATTCCCTCTGGTGATAATTTGGTCAATACTTCTGAGGGTCCAAATAAAAGATTGACTCTGACTCCTGGGCAACTGGCGAATGGTTCGCCAACTACATTGTCAGCTAATAGCGTGCCCATAGGAAGTATATCTGCTAATTCAAGCTATGGTTTCGCTTTTGATAGCGAAGACTTTTTTGACGGTGAAACAAGATAATAACATGAGCGTTAATTATGAAGAATATAGTAACAGACAATTTGAATGAGATATTTGACGTAGAATCTGAATTGGTAGACGATAGCAAACCACCAATCGTTCGAGAAGAAAGAACTGATCTGCCTGACGATATAGCAAAAGATTACACATACGCAAGAGAAAACCTTTACGATGTTATTGAGAAAGGTACTTCAGCTCTTGACGAATTAGTACATTTAGCAAAAGCTAGTGAGCACCCAAGAGCGTTCGAGGTTGTTTCTCAGCTAACCAAGACACTAGTTGATGCTAATAAAGATTTACTAGAAATACAGAAGAAAGTAAAATCCCTCAGAAAAGAAGATGAACAGAAAGGTCCAAATAGTGTTACTAACGCATTATTCGTAGGAAGCACTTCTGAGTTACAAAAATTAATTAAAGGCGATAAAGAAGATGTATGATTATAAATGTAAAATTGTTAAAGTGATTGACGGTGATACTGTAGACGTAGATATTGATCTGGGGTTTGGTATCTGGATGAAAGACGAACGAGTTCGTATCATGGGTATTGATACACCAGAATCTAGAACTCGTGATAAGGTCGAAAAAAAGTTTGGTTTAGCTGCAAAAGAAAGACTCAAAACCTTACTCGGAAAAACATCAGTCCTGAAAACGCAAGTCAGTAAGTCTGGTGAGGATATGAAAGGGAAGTTTGGTCGTATTCTCGGTGATTTTGATGTGTACTGTCATGACACTGATGCTTGGCGACCAGTTACTAAGGTTATGATTGAGGAAGGTCATGCTGTTGAATATCAAGGTCAAAGTAAGGATGACATCAAAGAAGCGCATCTTGCGAACAGAGAAAGGTTGTGGGAAGAGGGCGTAGTACCACGTGGCTAGTGAAACTTATAATGGCAATCAACTCCTAAAGCGCAAAGGCGTTCAGATACAGTGGGAGCATGATCAGGTAAAGGAATTTATCAAGTGTTCCGCAGACCCAATCTATTTTGCCGAAAAGTACATACAGATAGTACATGTTGATCATGGTTTAATACCCATGAATCTCTATGATTATCAGCGTGAGATCATTACTAAGATAACTCATAATAGACGTGCTGCTGTTGTTACTTCTAGACAGGCTGGCAAGACTACAACTGCCGTAGCTGTCATTCTACACTTTATATTGTTCCAAGAGCATAAGACTGTAGCGCTCCTAGCTAACAAAGGTGATGCTGCTCGTGAGATTCTAGACCGAATTAAAATCGCATACGAAGCATTACCGCAGTGGATGCAACAAGGTGTAGTTGAATGGAACAAAGGATCGGTTCAGTTTGAAAACGGATGTAAGATTATTGCTGCTGCGACTTCTTCATCTGGTATTCGTGGTAAGTCGGTATCTTTCCTGTATATTGATGAGACTGCGTTTGTTGAGAACTGGGATGAGTTCTTTGCATCCGTATTCCCAACAATATCTTCTGGTGATACAACTAAAATTCTACTGACGTCAACGCCAAATGGATTGAACCACTTCTACAAAACGTGCGAAGGAGCGAAAGAAGGAACAAATGGATATGAGTTTGTTGAAGTTTTATGGAAAGACGTTCCAGGTCGTGACGAAAAATGGAAAACTGAAACGCTACAATCAATGGACTTTGATTATGAAAAGTTTTCTCAGGAATATGAGTGTCAGTTCTTAGGAAGTTCTGGTACTTTGATCGAAGGCAGTAAACTGAAAGCTCTAGTTACTAGAGAACCAGTTATAGATAATGGTACCATGAAACAGTATGAAAGGCAACAAGAGGGTAGGATATACGCTTGCGTTGTTGATGTTTCTCGTGGTAAAGGTTTGGATTATTCAGCGTTTCAAATTATTGACGTAACAGAAATGCCGTATAAACAAGTTTGCGTTTACAGGGATAACTATATTACTCCAGCGGAATATGCCGAAGTAATATATAGAGCGTGTAAATCATATAATGACGCAACAACCCTGATAGAAATTAATGACATTGGTGAACAGGTTGCTGAGTTACTACATTTTGAATTTGAATATGAGAACATACTGTTCACCGAAAGCGCAGGAAGATCTGGTAAAAGAATATCTGCTGGGTATAGCAAGCGTTGCGACAAAGGTATAAGAACAACAAAAACAGTTAAGTCAGTTGGTTGCTCAATCTTAAAACTTTTGATTGAACAAGACCAGCTGATAATAAATGATTTTCAGACGATAAAGGAGCTTTCTACATTCTCAAGGAAAAGAAACTCGTTTGAAGCTGAGTCGGGTGCTCATGATGATCTGGTCATGTGCCTTGTTTTATTTGCTTGGTTGTCAGATCAAGCATACTTTAAAGAAATAACAGACATTAACACACTGATTGAGTTAAAAGAAAAGTCTGAGCAAGAGATGATGGACAATTTATTACCGTTTGGTTTCCATGATGACGGATTACCAGACGAAAATGTTATAGAATATCCTACACAAGACCCATTCGGTAACAGCGATTATGTTACTTCTGGGAACTATGACAATTACTAAACATTGGGTTTTTATAAATATCATCAGTTGAATAACTATAAAAACTCTATTTTTTAAGGAGAATAGCAATGCCTTTCCAAGTAAGTCCTGGAGTTAATGTAAGTGAGATTGATCTCACAACGGTAGTGCCTGCCGTAGCAACCACAGAAGGTGGTTTAGTAGGTGAGTTCCGTTGGGGTCCAGCTGGTACACGTGTACTACTAGATTCGGAAGATCGTCTTGTAAACATTTTCCAAAAACCCAACAATAACACTGCTGAGGATTTCTTCACAGCAGCAAACTTCTTAGCATACGGCAATGCGCTGTATGTTGTTCGTGAAACACCAACTGGTGCTAAAAACTCTGCTCAAGTATCTGGCGACGCTGATGAATTTAAGCAAGGCGCTGATAGCACAGATTGGCCAACAGCAGCACCAGATAACGGTTCTTTCTTTTTCGGTAAGTATCCTGGAGCACTAGGTAACTCTTTGCGTGTTTCTGTTTGCCGTGATTCAGTTGATTACAGCTCAAGCACTTCGGCTTTTGAATATACAATTGACAGAAATAGCGACCAATTAGAAATTCTTAATACTAGCGTAGCAGTAGTTACTGCAGCATTATCGGTTGGTGATATAGTAGAACTTGGCGCTGAAAAGCAAAGAATTAAAATTAAATCAATCGCATCTGCTACGTCTGATCTTGATGCAGATGAAGCTTCAGATGATGTACTAATCACCCTAGAAGCAAAATATAAGGGCGATAATGTATCCAAAACTGGTTCCGATGCTGAAGCTATCGTTCGTCACTGGGAGTTCTCTGATGTATTTGATAACGCACCAGGAACTTCTGCTTTTGCTGAAGCGAACGGTTCTGCGAATGACGAAATCCACGTAGTTGTAGTTGATGCTGGTGGTGAGTTTACTGGTACAGCTGGTTCAATTCTAGAAGCATTTGATGGTCTTTCTCTTGCTTCTGATGCTAAAACTGAGCAAGGCGCAGGAAACTTCTGGGCTAATGTTCTTAATGTTCAGTCTCAGTATGTTGCTGCTTTTGATGGCGCTATCTTCACTAACGCTGGTAAGACAATTGCTGAGTCTGTAACTTCTGCCTTTGGCGGAACTGGTGATTCTACTATTTCAACTCTAGCACGTGGCGTTAAACTTTCTGGCGGTGCAGATGCTACTGACTCTACTACCACATTGACCTCTGCTCAAAAGATTACTGGTTATGATCTATTTAAAAACGCTGAAGATGTTGACGTTTCTTTCCTATTGGGCGGTAACGCTGACCAGACCCTAGCATTAAAGTTGATTGATATCGCTGAATCTCGTAAAGATTGTCTTGCGGTTCTTTCTCCTGAAAAGGATGATGTTGTAAATGCTGGTATTAATGCGAGAGATAATGTTATCGCATTCCGAGACAGCCTATCTTCAACTTCATACGCAGTTATGGATTCTGGCTGGAAATATTTGTACGACAAGTATAACGATGTATATCGTTGGACTCCACTTAATGGCGATACTGCTGGTCTAATGGTTCAAACTGACTTGACTCGTGACCCATGGTACTCTCCTGCTGGTTACAACCGTGGCAACATGAAGAATGTTGTTAAGTTGGCTTACAATCCAGGAAAAGGTGATCGCGATCAACTGTACAAGAAAGGTGTTAACCCAGTTATCACTCAACCTGGACAGGGTACTGTATTGTTTGGTGACAAGACGTTGCTAAGCAAGCCGTCTGCGTTTGATCGTATCAACGTTCGTCGCTTGTTTATCGTTCTCGAGAAAGCTATCGCGACTGCTGCTAAGTTTACTTTGTTTGAATTCAACGATGAGTTTACTCGTAGCCAGTTCACCAATTTGGTTGTTCCTTTCCTACGTGACGTACAAGGTCGACGTGGTATTAATGACTTCCAAGTAGTATGTGATGCAACTAACAATACTGGAGAAGTTATTGACCGAAATGAGTTTATCGGCGATATCTATATCAAACCAGCTCGTTCTATCAACTTCATTCAGCTGAATTTCGTTGCGGTTCGTAGCGGTGTAGAATTCTCTGAAGTTGTTGGTCGAGCGTAATAAATATAACGTATAGAATCGGGAGATACGAAAATGGCGTTTAATGTAAATGAGTTCTCTGGAGCTTTGAAGGGCGGTGGCGCTAGAGCCTCGCTTTTCCAAGTCCAGATTACTAATCCAATCAACGGTGTTGCTGATGCTCAAGTACCATTTATGGTAAAAGCTGCTCAGGTACCAGCGTCAACTCTTGGCACTATCGAAGTTCCTTACTTCGGTCGTCAAGTTAAAATTGCTGGCAACCGCACTTATGCTGAGTGGGCACCTACGATTATCAATGATGAAGACATGGCTATTCGCAATGCCATGGAGCAGTGGTCGCATGCGATCAACTCTGCTCAAGGAAATGTAACTACAGCTGGAGGAACTGCTCCTAGTTTGTATAAGGCGAATGCTCAAGTTACTCAATACTCAAAAGACGGATCTATTCTCCGTGTTTACAACTTCGTTGGCTTATATCCTTCTGAAGTTGGTGCTTTTGACTTGGCTTGGGACAGCGAAGCTATCCAGGAGTTCCCTGTAACTTTCAATTATGACTATTGGGAAGTTGTTGGCGGATCTACTGGCGACGCTGGCGGTATTTAATCCTAAAAAGTGATTCTGGGGTGTTCATATAAATAAGTATGACACCCCAAATATTATGAGGAAAAAACCATAATGGCTATAGAACTATTCGGCTTTCAAATAGGGCGCAAAGAGGATGAGCTTCCTCCGACGGTACAATCATTTGCGCCACCACCAAATACAGATGGCGCACTGAATGTCACCGAAGGCGGTGCGTTTGGCACAACTGTAGACTTAGATGGTGCAGCCAAAAATGAAGCAGCATTAATTACTCGTTACAGAGAAATGTCTCAACAAAGCGAATGCGATAAAGCTATTGATGACGTTTGTAACGAAGCTATTATATTTGACGAAACAGATGGTTCTGTTGATGTTATGCTGAATGACATCAAACAACCTGCTTCTATAAAGAAAAGAATCCGAGAAGAGTTTGAAGAAGTCTTGGATTTACTTAATTTTAAGAATCAGGGATATGATATCTTCAGAAACTGGTATGTAGACGGAAGAATTTATTATCATATAATGATTGATACCAAGTTCCCGAGAGATGGTATCAAAGAGTTGCGTTATATTGACCCTCGCAAAATTAAGAAGATGAGGGTTGAAAAGAAGGATAAAAATAATCCTCAGGCTGGAAATAATCAAATATCAGCTAAGAAATATGATGAGTATTTTGTTTATTCTGCTAGGGGAGTTTCTGCTGGTAATCAGGGCGTTAAGATTGCTACAGATTCAATCGCATTTACTCATAGCGGTTTGATGGATGAAAGAAATAGTATGGTTTTGAGCCACTTAAATAAGGCTATAAAACCAATGAACCAGTTGCGTATGCTTGAGGATGCGACTGTTATTTATCGTCTGGCTCGTGCGCCAGAGCGTAGAATTTTTTATATCGATGTAGGTAATCTACCAAAAGCGAAAGCTGAACAATACCTACGAGATATGATGGTTAAACATAAGAATAACTTGTGTATGATGCTAACTCTGGTGAAGTCCGTGACTCTAGAAAGCATTTAACCATGTTAGAAGATTATTGGTTGCCTCGTAGAGAAGGAAGTAGTGGTACTGAAATTAGTACACTTCCAGGCGGTCAAAACCTTGGGGAAATGGACGATGTCGAATACTTCCGAAGAAAGTTGTATGAGTCATTAAACGTACCAGTATCAAGGTTAGAGTCTGAAAACCAATTTAATATTGGTAGAGCTTCGGAAATCAACAGGGATGAGTTGAAGTTCTCCAAGTTTATTGCTAGACTCAGAAGTCGCTTTGCTGAATTGTTCTATATACTATTAGAAAAGCAACTTCTACTGAAAGGTGTTATCACAAAGGATGAATGGTCTGATATTAAGAAAGGTCTACGATTCGACTTCCTTGAAGATAATCACTTTGCTGAATTAAAGAAATCAGAGATACTCCGCGAAAGGTTGTCTTTGGTACAAGATGTTGATCAGTTTGCTGGTAAGTATTATTCTCAGGATTGGATCCGTAAGAACGTATTAATGCAAACTGAAGAAGAAATTGATGAAATCGACAGTCAAATCGCCCAAGAAGATAATGGCGAAGACGATGATACTGATTTTTAGTTATAAATAATATTTGGAGATTATTATGAGCGATCAAGAAGAAGTTACTGTTACATCCTTAGATGCTGTTAATCTGGCTGCCGATGGAGATGTTAATGGTTTCAAAAGTGCGATCAATGATTTGTTAATGAATAAAGTAAGAGATGCTGTAGACGTAAAGCGTTATGACGTTCAAGCCAACTTTATGTCTCAAGATGAACCAGAAGAAGTAGAAACTACGACAGAGGAATAGCAATGGCTATCAAAAGATTTAAAGCATTCGTTGCCGAAGACAATACTGCTGCTGATTTGAGCAAAGTCGCTGGAGAAACTCCAGAAAAAGAACTAGCTCCTAAAGCTAAAGGCGAAAAAGATTTTGTTGAGAAGCATAAGATGACTGTAACTAAGCACCCTGTAGCTGGCGACCACCAGTTT